TCAGGTTCAATAAATGGTAGAACTTTTCTTAAATATTCTTCGTTATAAACTAGGTTTCTTAGAATGACTTTCTCAATACGATCCATCATTCACCATAACTAAACTCTTCATTTGATGCTTCTTCTAGAAGCTGCATTACTTCTTCCGTGAAATACTTATCAGGATCGGCCAGAATAGCAGAAGGATAAACGGAAGATTCACCAACAACAATTCGATTCCCCTTACGTTTGAAGACTCCATGCTTCTCACCCAGTTCCAGTAACCCATAATATCTATCGAGTCCACGTTCGTCGTAATAAAGTCTAATCTCAACTTCTTTATTCTCCTTACTTAAACGTGATTTATGAGTCTTTGCTTTGATAACATTTCCAATAACATCCTTTCCGTCCTTCTCCTTTTTCTTAGAGAGATAGATGATTGTAGATGCTGCGTACTTGAGACCGCTGCCTCCACCCATTTCTTTTGTAGGGAAGTAAGAACCGATAACATCATAGGTGTGATTTGTGACTATTAATGGAATGTTTGCTTGACCAAGTTTAAGTGTGAGCATACGGAATGCACCCTTGACAAGTTGTGATTTGGTCATGTCACGAACTTGTTTATCATCGAGTGCATCTTTAATCTCTTTCTCTGTAGAAAGCATACCTAATGAATCAAGTACAAACATACAAGGTTTGCGATTCTCTTCATCTGTCTTTAAGTATATATCTACGGCCTTCAGTGCCTTGGTTCGGAATTCCTCAATTGTTACGACATTCACAACAACCAACCGTGTCGTATCAATTCCACGAGACTCCAGTAATCCTTTATTGACGGCTGCTTCAGTGTCAAAATAGAGACAATACCCATCAGGATTAGTGTCCAGAAAGTTTTTGACAACAGCAAGCGAGAAATAAGTTTTACCAGTACTCGACTCACCAGCAATGGCAGTAATACGATTGCTGCTAACCCCGCCAAGAATAGACCCACTAATGAGTCCATTAAAAATGTAGGATCCAGTGTCAATGAATCTTTCAGTTTCATCAATATCTGACGCAATCTGCGTATATTCATCTCCGATCTCTTTTACTATCTCTTTTAAAAAGTCCATACTATGTTTCAATGTTGTATTCAATAGTTACTGTTTTAGATGACTTACCTTCACTATTTCCATAATGACTATAAGTAATCTTTCCTCTCAATTGTTTTGCGATGTCATCAAGTTCCTTTAGAAGTTCTCTTTCAAGATCATCTGTAGGATCAAAGTGTTTATCTATTCTCATTATATCACCATATTGTGTTCTTCGCGAAGAATCCTTTTATAAGGCCCTCCGGGATTTGCATCCATCACCTCTTGAACTAACTTCATCTTACTATACAAATCACCACACTTATCTTCACTCTTTCGACATCTCCATAGTGCAGTAACTATGTAGTCGAACTCTTGTTTGTCAATAGGTAAGTCCATTATGTAAAAAATAGTTCAAGGTTTACAGTTTTTTCGACATTCCACCCAATCGCATCAAGTATTGCTTTGAGTGGTTCAACGAAACTCTTCTCAAATTGTAGATCATAATCTATGTACTTGTCAAGTCCAAGTTCCTTTGGAAAGTCTTGAATGAAAGATATTACATTTTCACGAATAATATTTGGTTTCTTAAGATATATGAATTTGATCTTCTCACCATTACCAATCAATGAATACTTACGATCAAGTTTATTCTTTTTGATATAATGATTAAAAAGAAGTGCACCACGACAATGTATTGGTGTACCTTTCATGTAGATGTCAGTATAGTTGTAATACTTTTTGACATTTGATACAGTGCGAGGAAATGCTATCTCTTCTGGTGGAAGTGTCTTAAACTTTGCACGACAATCATCAATGAATTTAATTACATCCTCTTCTGTACCGTTCATCATCAACTTGAGTCCATCCTTAATCATGGTGCGACAAGGTGCAGGAGTTGATGATTTGACTGCCTCAATACCCATCATCTTCAGTTTGGGTTCTTCATAACGAACACCTTCACTATCCCATACGTTTAGAATATATCTTTTCTTTGCTGTCCAGATGCCACGTTCAGCGATATTCTCTCGCTTCATAAACATCTTTTGATCATAAGCATTTACGTACGTGGCCAATTTTTGGTAAGAACTCTCAATATACTTTTCAAATTCCACCTCACAGATCTTATTAAGGAACGACACAACGCTTTCAGCAGTCTTTTCTCTGCCTTCGTATACCTTTTCGACCAAATCACCCAAGTTGAGATAGATACTATCAGTATCACTAGCAATAACATAATCTACATCCTCCGTTTTTAGTATTTTGTTTAGATAAGAGTTCATGCGATTCTCTATCCAACGAATAGAAACCTGACCAGAAAAAGTAATCGCTTCTGCATTTGCAAGTTTGTAATATCGGAAGTATTGATTACCAATCGCACCATAGGCACTATTCAGTTGAATCTTTCTTGCCATCTGAATATTATTACATCTGGCAATCTCCTTCTCAAGTTTCTTGGTTGGAGTTTTTTCATATGCCTGTTTTGCTGCAAGCATCTTTTTCTTATAAACAGTTCGATCTTTGTAAATCTTTTCCATCAACTCTGGTAGGAAACCACGAACATCCTTTCGATACATTGCACCATTTGCACAAACAGCACTATCTTTATATAATTCAAAGTTTATATCTTCTGCAAGAATTTTATCAACAGTTGCTGAAGGATGTCTTTGGTCGATCAAAGTTTCTGGAGAGATATTATACTGCATGATCAAATGAGGATATAGACTGTTAAGGTCAAAACTAACCACCCAATCATACTTTCCGGGAATGGGTTCTTTTACATATGCACCTGCATACTTTGCATCTTTTTGTGAGCGATTCTTTGGAGGGATGACAATATTCTTTTTCTTTAGATAGTTGTATATAATAGTATCCCACATACGAACCTGTGAGAATACATCAACGTAGTTTGCCTTTGCGTCATAGGCCATTGTGATTGCAAGTTCAATCAACTTCATCTTGTCTTCCATGCGGTCAACCAGTTCTACGTCAATGATGTTATATTCGACAAACTTCTGCCAACCTTTTGTATAGAAGTCCTTGAATGTATCATACTCAGAGTGATCAAGTTTCTTTTGACCAAGTTCAACTGATGCAATGTAATCCAAACGATATGATTCTTGTGCCTTGTAAGTAAACTTCTTATAGAGATTGAGATAATCAAGTTGAGTTACACCGCCAATATCATATGCAATATTTTTACGACCTGCAATATAGATTTCATCTTCAGTTACAAGACCCCAAGGAGAAAGTCTCTTCATTAACTTCTCACCAAGAACTCTTTCAAGTCTTCTGGATAGATATGGAATATCATATAGTTCAATATTCCAACCAGTAATAACTTCTGGTGTATTGTCTTCAATCATCCACCAGTTGATAAAGGCATTTAGAAGTTCATACTCTGAATCATATCCCTTGTAAATAACGTTATCTTGTTTATTATTGAATGGGCCTTGACCCCATGTGCGAATTTGTTTTGTTGTATAATCCTGTATTGATATAAGTAATATCTCTTCTGCACAAGATTCTACATCAGGGAATCCATTCTCTGACTTCACTTCAATATCAATTGTTGTGAGTTTTATCTTGTCAATATCAAATATAAGTTGCTCTTCTGGATAAAGATCTGAAATATATTGGTAGATATATCTTTCGTTCCCATAGATGTCAAAGTTTTCTACATCATTATATTTTTTTACAAACTCACGACATTCTCTTACAGTGCCAGGTGCCACAGACTCAACATGATCACCTGTCAATGTTTTGTATTTTGTTTTCTTTTTTGAAGGAACAAAAAGGGTTGGATAAAACTTCTCACGAGTCATGAAGTGTTTACCATCTTCATATCCTCGAACCAAGAAGTTGTCACCAACCATCTGGACGTTTGTATAAAATCGCATTATTCAGTGAGTTCTAGATACTTTTCAACTATATCTAAAGTTGGATCTGCCAAAGTTAGTATACTATCAGAGTGTAGCATAAATTCTTTCTGTGCGGAATAGTCGATCCAAGATTCTAAAGTATATAAATCTCCTTGCCTTACCAACTTATATGGGTCGATAAGTTTACAATCTGGTTCACCCAGTTCTGATCCCACCTCTATAATTTCAGATACCAATACGGTATCGTTCTTAAGCAGTAGGCACTTGATTATCTTTTGCATCTATTTTGTCCTTGTACATTTTTAATACACTATCTATCGGTTCAGCAAGAGTCACGACCCAATCTCTTGGAACAACTAATTCACGATCAGATGACATGAGAATCCATTGAGAAAGAGATATTTCAACAGATGTATCTGTATCTGATACTAAAAACGATTTGTTGATAGTAAGTGTTTCTGGATCTTTGAACAGATACCCAACTGGTTTATCTTCTGACATAAGTTCCTTTATATCAGATACCACTTGCTCACCAGATTTTAACAGGGCAATTTTAATTGACATCTTTTATATGTTTCATTCATATATTATAGCAATAAAAAAAGGGATCGTCAAGATCCCTTTATAATTATTTAAGATAGTCTTTTCGAGCGTGATGATCTGGCACTACTTTACCCAACTTGACGGTAAGAAGTCCATCCTTGAATTGAACCTCTCTGACTTCAACGTCGTCTGAAAGTGCCCATTCTCTTGTGAAACTTCTTTGAGCCAGTCCCTGATGGACATACTCGGATCCTGTATCTTTAGCTTCTTTGGATCCTTCGACGATAAGTTTTCCATATTCAGTGTAAACCTTAAGTTCTTTTTTACTGAATCCTGCAAGAGCAATCTCAAGCACAGACTCAACATTATTTACATGAATAAGATTATAGGGTGGATAATTTGTTGTGGTTTCATAAGAATTGAAAAAACGATCTAAGTAATCGTCCATACCGATTCCATTCTTAGAAATAATCTTCATTAACTCTGGAAGATTAGCAGTGTGATACTTTTGTAAGTTCATAGTTCTCCTTAAATAAGCGAGTGTAAATTGTGTCCCCGAAGGCGACATTACTAATTATAACACTTTGCATAAAAAAAGAGGTGGTATAAACCACCCCTACACTATGAAACAAACACTTAAATTAAAGAGGGAGGTCGGATTCCTGTATACCGACAAATAACGGGCATTACTACAGTAAGTAAATACGTCATTGCCTGAGACCCGATTGGTTGATCGGTTCTACCCTGCGGTAGCAGCACCACCTGTGTCTCATCACCTTAACCAGCGGTTGCCAGTAAGTTTATTCAGTCACTCCCATGTTGCGTCCAACAAATATAGTATAGCATGTATAAAATATTTGTCAAGCTCTTTTTTCTATATCTTCTAAATCAATTAAGAATGGTGCATCTTCACCTTCAATTTGATCTTTAAACCAAATTTCAATATCTAATTCACTTAGTTTTTTGCAGGGAATGAAATTTTTATTGATAACATTTTCTACTGGAAGTAAAATATTATCTCTACGAAGATTCCAAGAATAAATCATATGGTCTATGAATTCATCTCTAGACTTTTGTATTTTCTTTGCCTGTGTATTTTTATAATTGTAAACTAAGAATTTTGCTACCTTTCCTTCATTGTTAATTTCAATAGCTCTTCTAATCACATCATCAGCATATCTTTTAAGAAAACTAGTGCTGTCCTCTATTCCTTTTATAATATTATGAGTAAATTCATCTGAAAAATCATGTGGTTTGAAATCATTATCAGGTTGACTAACAAAATTTTCAACATCACATTTATCAGTATCGTGACTTACTTTACCAACAAAATTATTATCAGAACGATATGATTCATAAACATCGTTAATTATGCCAGTAATCGTTCCTCTGTGATTATATCTTTTTGTTGCACCCATCAAAACTTCAACAAGTTCCTTTATTTCATTTTTAGATGGTGTTTTATTATCAATAAAATTAAAAACGTTTTGTGCTGCCGATACAAAGTGATGATTCTTAGCATCTGCAGGAACAGGACTCACAACATTAGCCCATATACCCGCACATTCACGAATAGCTCTATCAGGTAATTCATTCAACCAACCTAATTGTTCGTTATGAACTCTAGTATAACGTGCAGCTGGTAATCTCTTAATAAACGAATGTTCGTCTGCTGCTCTTCTTGTATGCCTTCTATCAAATATTTCTTTTTGAACAGTTTCACAACCATCAATCATATAAGGTATTGGCCAAGAATGTCTATCCCAACCTTGTTCTAATGAACAAGTTAACGCTGTTCTTTTTTCATCGCCAGTGTCCTTTCTTCCTCTTACTGAGTTAGTTGTGACTTGTAATTCTGATTTTGGGACGATGTGTATATCGTCTAATTTTAATAATGGGAAATCTAAAAATGGATCATCGTCTCTATCGACTCTCAAGTCATTTTCACTAATGGTTTCCCATGC